AGAAGATCGAGGCCAATCAGGACCGTTGTGTACAGATGTTTTCTGCGGATGCTCAATTAGTGTTCAGGTGCCTTATGGGCAGCATGATCGATCAGGCTGTAGAAGTTTACCGGGCGTCCCCGGTTATGGCGGGTTGGTCCCCGCTGAAACAGGGAGATGGAGAGTGGCTCTACAAGCAAATCGATCGTCGCGGCCGTAAGGTGCTAGAATACGACCATCAGGGGCACGAGTTCACGGCGCACACTGAGGAAGCTTACTCAGACGTCACGGATGTTGAGATTGCCTTGGCAGTCAAACCCGCTGGCTGTACTGATGAAAAGTTTAATCAGTGGAAAGATGAATGTCGTCGCTTCAACGCAGAAGTAGGAAAGGTGGGCTACCTGTTCGGAGACGGGACGGTAGTTAACAAGCATCACCCCTTTGTGTTGGCTAGTGGACGTTTCGATACTTTCTATCGGAACTCCCTAACCACGTTGTATTGGGCGATTCTGGGCCTTCTCGAGATGGGGTACACCCCTGAAGAAGTGATTGCGAAGATTTCGCTTCACGTCGGAGGAGATGATATCTTAGGCACAGTTCCGTCCAACTTCGATCTGCAGAAGTTCATGTCATGTCTACGCAAGTATGGTTTGCGCCTTCACAAGGAAGGTTTACACGATATATCCGCGGGTTTCGAGTTCTTCTCTTGGAAATTCCGGAAATCGCCTTACGGCCAGATAGTCTGGCTGCCGACCAGATTTGCCAAGCACGTCGAGAACCTCAGGTACACGAAGCTGTCAGACCGGCCTTCGGCTCTGGTATCGCACATGATGAATTGGGCTCATTCAGAGCCTCATTTCAACTTCTTTCACACGCTGTTCATGGATGGACATGTAACTGATCAACAGGCCTACGACATTTCGCTCGTACCCGACCGTCAGGATTACCTCTGTCACCTGCGCGGAGATGAAGGGTTGGTGAGGAACCCATACCATCCTGCTTTGTCCTTTAAGCCGGATCTGGATGTCTTTGGTGACTGCATAGTCGCCTAAGATTTGATGCATGTTACATGACTAGCGGAGTCAATAAAAGCAGGCCACGGCTTTGCACGAAAATAAACAGAGAAAAGAACTCCGCCATTATAGAATGGCCAGAAAACCTAAAAACACGAAGCCATCGAAATCGCAGGCCATCGTTGTGTACCAGTCGCAACCTAGACCTGCCAAAAAGAAAAACAAACCCAACCGCCCGGCAGTGCGAAGCGATGTTTCAGCAGCAGCTACTTACCGAGCCGCTCTGTCTGATCCTTTCAGCTTTGCTGCGCAGGGTGCTAGGGTCCCGGACATGTACTGCGTGCCTACGGTCACGCGTCACATCACCAAGACATTTACCATCCAATCGGACGCGTCGGGCGAGTTCGACGTGGTAGTTTTGCCCTCGGCTTTCTACCATTGCATCAGCTCCCGCAAGAGTCTGGCCGGAGGGTCTATATGGTCATTGAGTGATGGGACCACTTATCCGACGTCACTGCAGTACACGGACCCGGTCATGCTTCAACAGCAGCTAGCTAACTATCGAATAGTAGGCTATGGCGTTAAGGTGTTCGGAGTGGGAAGCCTAACAGGAACCGCCGGGAAGGTTATGGCGGCCACTGTGCCCATCGCGTCCTGGGTTAATTCCAAGGACAAGGTCGGTGGGCAAGTGGGAAATACAAATAATAACAACGCCTCATTAGGCAGCACACTAGTAGCTTACGGCATGCCTACTCAGGCCAATGTCATTAGTATTCCATCAATCCCGAACCTGCCGAACAGCATGGAGACCTCCGCTGTGAGACTGACTGAACACCCTCTTGTGGTGATTCCCAAGATCTCTTCGCCTGAGGCTTTTAACTTCCGTCTGTCGAATGATTCGGCTGTTGGTTACAATATCACGGACCAGACTAGTGCTAGCTATGTTTATAGCGGTGACGCTTCTTACCTCAGACTTGGAGGCCATATGTGTCTTGATCGCCGGATCAGGCATGCC